AACTTTATCAACGTTTAATTGTGACATTCGTGACTTTTTACTCCTTCCTTGTTATTTATGCAGGTCGAACAAGTACACAACCTCTTTTAAGGTATGTATCTTCGTTTGACGTTGCCTGATCTGAGTGTATTACAATATGCATGTCATCAGTGTATGATTGACCTAAATCAACGGTGAACCATGCATCACCATTAAATACATTTGGTCCTGTACCACCATTGTTATCTCCTGCCTGTGCTGAGAAGTTTCTCACATATTCTGAAGTATAACCGTTTCCAGATCTAGAGAAACAAGTATATCTGTTACCCATATAACCACCTGGATTATTACCACTTGCAACGTGTGTAGGTTGAGTTCCTGCTACTGATGGGCATGAGTTACCATCATTGTTAGAGATAGCAGAATAGTAAGTAAAGATATGCTGTCCATCCCCTGCACCAGAATTGTTACGCATGATGGTTAAACCATCACCAACTGATGATGAAATATTTAGGAAGTTACGTCCGTTAACACCATCATTAGAATAATAGTTATAGAGGTTCATTCTCATCTTTACATATCGATATGTAATACCTCTATTACTAAAAGTTGCGTGTCTATAATCAGATCCACTTACGTTTCTGAAAAAACCCCAAGTTGAGTTATAATCAAAGTTACCTGTAGGAGTTGTATCTCCTTGATCATTTAAGTTCTGTCCTGTTAATGCTGCAGCATTACTAAAAAATACAGGTGCACCACCACCCCAGTTACCTATGAGAATATAATACGGGTGACTATTGATCGGTACAAAGTATCTACGGGTTGTACCATCTATATTCATATAGTAGTTACCATCTGCAGCAACACCTGCGTCCATAAGTTCTTGAACATTTGCTGCTGCCTTATCAGGTGTGCTACCATTATTACCACCTGCTGATGCTCTAACTATTTGTAACCATGAACTACCGTTCCAAACTTCTACTTGCAACTCTTCCGTATTAAATCTTATCATACCTGCAGCAGGGGAAGAAGGTCTTTGTGCTGTAGTACCTGCAGGTATCTTAAAATGTGATAGAGGGTGTAAGTTACAAGAACCCTCAACTACCATTGACTCTCCATCGTCAAAGTTGATCTCGAAATTATTCATCGAGGATGCGTGTATTTCGTTAACGTTTAGAGTACTCATATCTTATGCGTAAAAGAATAACCAATACATATGGTTCTGGGAACCAGGATTATTTATTCCCCAAGTACTAGACCAGTTAGGTTCTGGGAAGTTTTGATTTGAGTAGTTGTTATTTGTTTGTCCTACCCATGCATGGTGTTCAACGTTACATCCATTTGATGAACAACCAAGTGCGTTAATCATACTAAAAGCATAGTTTTCGCAGTTTGCGGGTGATAAATGCCAAGTATTATTTGGATCTAGTTCACCTGCACTATTACTTCTATATCTACTGTCCGATGCTGCTGCAGACCCCTTAAAAAATTGCATTCCACCAATCTCAGTGCCACCAATATTATTATGGTCATCAAGAGAAATATGGTCACGGAACATATTATACATGTTACCACCTCTGTTAGTAAAGCAACCAGTAATATATCCAACTTCAGTTGATGTATCGTAAGGTGTACCAGATGTAGCAAACCCCTGCATAATCAATACATCATCTGCTGTCCATCCTCTGTAGTGATTTGACTTGAAGTCAGATATCATCGCATTTCTTGCATTACCAGTAGTTGATGTAGTTGTCCAGTTACCGTACCAAGAGTCTGAACCACCTGTACGTTGACCATGTGATGTATCATCTGTGATAGATGCAACCATAACCCAATACTTTCCATTGGTGTCTTTATATGCATACACTTCTTCTATATTAGTTCCATCAAACTTAATATACCAATATCCAGAACCAGGATCATCAGCAGATAAGTTTGCTAGTGATGTATATGGTGCGTTAGATGTACCATTCTCTCCGTAATATTGTATCCATGTGCTTCCATTATAGAGTTCAACTGCACCTAATGTTGTATTCCACCTCATATATCCTGGTGAAGGTGAATTTGGTCTTTCACCAGTTGTGCCTGTAGGAAGACGCAAGGCACCAGTTCCATCATGATACACATTACCGTTTATCTGCAGCGTATGTCCTGTAGGAATTGTAGATTGATTAAGTGATGCAGGTATACCACCGATACTACCTACAGTAAGTTTGCTCATTTGAACAGGTTATAGTATTTCTATTTATTGTCCTGGCGTTGGATATTCTTCTACCCATGCAGTAACAATATACTTATCATTATTTAGGGGAGGATTTCCTCTGTGTGTCCATGCCCAATCACAGGGAAATATTACAAATTTACCTGCCTTTGGGGTGACTCTGAAATGTTGATATAAAAATTCTGTTTCACCACCTTCAAATCCATCGTTCAGATAGATCATAGTTGCTAACTTACGGTATGGTGCAGAGGGTGTTGACTCATAATGCCAAGCATGATAACCCTGTCCTGGTTCTGTTTTTTGAATCTTTGCCATAGTATGTTGAAACCTACGACCAACTAAGATGTCATATTTTAGTACATACTCTCGTAGTGCTTGGTCAGTAACATAGTTCCAACGTTGGAAGATTGAACGTGATAGATTATCGTGAAAATATTCTACTGGTAATTCATGCATAAAGATTTGAGAATCAGCAGCACCTTTTTCTGAGTGTCTCTTAATTGTCAAACCATTCTCTGATATGAACTTATAATATTCTATTATATCTGTACAATCTAAGTTAGTCTCAAACTCAGATATAAAGTTGTCATGATGTGTAGACTTTGTGATTACAGGTTCACCACCTGCAAAAGGACTCATTACCATTTATTGATCGGGCAGTTGAATATTGGAAAGCGTGCTTTAACTGCAAGCACACAGTTACATTTAGTACAGATCCCAATAGGGGATTTATACTGACAGTCATTACATATTTTAATTCTTTTTTGATATAATGTCAAGTCAGGTACATCACCATCCTCGACAATCAGTTTAGCCTGACCAGACACCGTTATTAAATACTTCTAGTTTTTGTGTTGATAGATTATATCTTAGTTCTCCGTTTTCATATCCTCTTCTTGGTGAATGAGTTATTTGTCTAGCAGCAAATGCATTAGTAGTACCATATGGTAATGGTAAGGCACTTTGGTTTTCAACTCTCAACTCTGCTCCACCTTTGAATGCCATATCACTATCTTCATCTATTGTGACTGTAAAGTTAGGTGAAAGACCTTGTATGTTTCGTACTCGTAACTTCATCTAACACTCCATGCAGCACCTGACTCGACTGTAACAGTGAAACCAGAATTTATGGATATGGGACCTGCACTCATTCCGTTAGTAAACTCAGCACCATTGTTAGCAGTTGGTCCGACTGTGAGATTTTCTTGTATTTGATTATGATTAGTTCTAATAATACTATCAGTTCCAATAGCAGGTCCTCCACCTGCGACTGGTGACCAACCTGCACTACCTGTACCATCATCTGCTTTATAAATCTCTGCTTGGTCTATTGTTGAGTTGAAACGTAGCGTACCTATGGATACACCTGTTGGTCTTTGTGCTGTTGTACCAGTAGGTAACTCAAGCACTGAGTTAGTGTTAAAAAACTTCAGTGTAGTTATGAGTGCTTGTGTGCTAGTGGCAATCTGATTACCACTTACTCTTGAAAGTGCCATGAGATTAGATAGGTAGTTCTAGAATGTGAACAGTGTCAGATGCTAAAGGTGCATCTCCTGATGAGAATACAACGTTTGCACCATTTGAATCGACTGTGTAGTTAGTTCCTGCAATCTGTGCTACACCATTGAGGAATACTAAGAGTGAATCATCAGTGTGTTTGATGCCTCCACTATATGTAGTTACAGCAAACGTTAGAGTGGTACCGTCTCCTGTGTATGTTTTAGTGATATACTTATCAGCACCAACACCACCTCGTCCAGTAACAACTAAGTCACCATCTACTTTTGCGTTACCTAGTAGTCCAACTCTGAATCCAGATACAGCAGCAGTACCAATACCAATATGTTGAGTGCCAGAGAAAGTATCAATATTGATTTCACCAGTATCTGTGAGACCAAACTCTTTCCAGTATCCACCGTAGTATATCCAACCAAGAGATTTCCCAGGCGTCCAGTTAATATTATAAACAAGGTCACCGTCAGCAGGTGTAGCGTAGTTGGTGATATTACTAAAATCTGGTTGTCCACTTGCATCAGCAGGTGCGAGCAGAGTTTGTTTGATAACTGTACCATCTTGGTTATAGTAAGAGATCTTTCTTGCCTGTATATTATTCGTAGAAGTTAGTTGTCCTTGGAATGTAACAGGACCTGCAAAGAT